GCATAACACCTGACAGCGGCGTTATCTGCTCAATATCACAGGACGCCTCGGCGCTGTATCCTGCGGGGTTTTCTGTGGTTGAGGTCGATGAACTCCCTGAAGGCACGGATATTTCAGGAAACTGGAAGTTTGATAATGGCATAATCTCCCGTATTCCGGTTAACTACGCAAGAAAACTGGAAGCAATGCGCCAGTCATATCTTAATCAGGCATATGAAAAAATTAATGACTGGAGAACGGAGCTACAACTGGGCACCATCAGCGATGAAGACAGAGCAGCACTTACCCAATGGATGGCATACATCAGTCAGGTGAAGAAAATGGAACTACCCGCCATTAAAACAGAAGCTGAATTTAACGCCATTAAATGGCCTGAGCAGCCACAGTAATAAAGAAGGCCGGAAGGCCTTCTGAATATCATTATATACTTGCAGCCGTCACCCATGCTCCATTTAACAGATACTGCAACGGCCGGTAATACACGCCGCCGACGTTATCTGCCGTATTCTTACCGACATCCTGTACTTTAATTCCGGTAAGAACATTGCCGCCCCCCAGATTCAGATCCCAGCTTTCCCATGTTCCGGGCATATGTGCGGTCACCGACCCCAGTCTTATGGCGGTTACTGTTCCTGATGAGATAGTGATATCCTGCGTCCCGTCAAAGGGAACACCATTAATTGTGTGGGCATTTGCCAGCCTGTTCGCGGCAACGGCGGTGCCGTCCGATGGCAGGGCATTCGCCGCCCTGTTTACCGTTTCCCGTAAACCGAGGTTTTCAGGAAAGCCAGGATTAACTCTGTTTTATTCCTCATGCGACAATTCCGGCTTTTTATAATAAGGAAATCGTATGCTGATTGGGTATATCAGGGTGTCAACAAATGACCAGAATACGGCGCTACAAAGAAATGCGCTGGAATGTGCAGGATGTGAGCTGTTTTTCGAAGACAGAATAAGCGGTAAGACAAGGGAGCGTCCCGGACTTAAACGCGCATTAAAGCGACTCCGGCCAGGGGATACCCTGCTGGTCTGGAAACTGGATCGCCTTGGACGCAGTATGCAGCACCTTGTCCTTTTAACAGAAGAACTCCGGCAACGCGGCGTTAACTTCCGCAGCATTACGGACAATATTGATACATCCACTCCCATGGGACGTTTCTTTTTCCATATAATGGGCGCGCTGGCGGAAATGGAGCGGGAACTCATTATTGAACGTACACGCGCGGGTCTTGCTGCTGCCCGTGCTCAGGGGCGTCATGGCGGCAGACCTCAGAAACTGACAGAGAAAGAGCGGGAGCAAATCGCCCGTTTGCTGGCTAATGGCGAGTCCCGTAAACAAATCGCACTGATATTTGATATTGGCCTTTCCACCCTTTATCGTTATTTTCCTGCCTCACCAGCTCCGTCACCAAAAGTACCGTGACGCTTTTTTGAATTTCCGCAAAACACATATTTTTCAGCGGTCGCTATTCTGACTCTGTTTAATTCAGAAACAGGCAGAAAAGACGATGTCAGACTCCAAGTGGAAAATGCTCTCCGCCATGCCCGGAGAGTTTTCAGTCAAGGTTGCCGGTGGCACGGTGGCATTTATTGAAAGCCCTTTCCGCCCTTCGGGTAATAAAGGGGGGATCACCTTCGCAGACTGCGTGATCCGCTTCAGCACGAAAGAGCCATTATGGGTAATGCCGGTATCCGGTAATCCCAGTGCAGAAATCACCAGTTCAGGCGTGACTGGCATCATTCCAATCACATCTGACGTGGCCGGAACGCTCACGCCCTCCGACTGGAATGCACCGGATAACGCCGGGCCTTCCGGTAGCACGAATGGCAGCAGTTCAGAGCCGGAATATTACTTTGTTGTCATTCTCGCGGGTCAGTCAAATGGCATGGCCTACGGCGAGGGGCTGCCGTTACCGGATTCGTTTGACCGCCCGGACCCACGCATTAAGCAACTGGCACGCCGCAGTACGGTAACGCCCAACGGTACGTCGTGTACATACAACGACATCATTCCGGCAGACCACTGCCTGCATGATGTTCAGGATATGAGCGGGATAAACCACCCGAAAGCTGATCTGGCAAAAGGCCAGTACGGGACTGTCGGTCAGGGGTTGCATATTGCCAAAAAACTGCTTCCCTATATCCCACAGAATGCCGGGATACTTCTGGTGCCCTGTTGTCGTGGCGGGTCAGCATTCACCACTGGAGCCGACGGCTCATTCAGTGAGGCCAGCGGTGCTTCCGCTGATTCTTCACGCTGGGGGGCCGGTAAACCTCTGTATCAGGACCTGGTAAGCCGCACCAAAGTCGCGCTGGCGAAAAACCCGAAAAACAAACTTCTGGCTGTGGTCTGGATGCAGGGAGAGGCAGACCTTGCCTCAGGAAGCCAGCAGCATAATAGTTTATTCACGGCCATGGTTCAGCAGTTCAGAACTGACCTGGCTCCGCTTGCTGCGCAGTGCGTGAGTGGAAATGCCACCACGGTGCCGTGGATTTGCGGTGATACCACGTATTACTGGAAAAACGCTGGCACCGATAAATATGAGGCAGTATACGGTGGCTACAAAGGCAAGGAAGCACAGAAAATTTTCTTTGTACCGTTCCTGACGGATGAGAATGGACAGAGCACGCCAACGAATGCTCCGGCGGAAGACCCGGATATTGTGGCTGTCGGGTATTACGGTGCAGCATCCCGAACCCAGGGCAGTTTTGTTTCGACACAGCGTGACAGCCATTTCAGCTCATGGGCACGCAGGGGCGTCATTTCAGACCGTCTGGCCTCAGCTATTATGCTCCATGCAGGGCGCACGGCTGAACTGATGCGCGGGCAGACCGTGACACCACCGGATGAGAAGCCGTCACCTGATACACCATCAAAACCGTCCACGCCACCCGCAGACACCACGACGATGAGTACGCTATTTGCTTACCGGGCATCTGAGTCTGAAGGACGGTTGACACCACAGGGTTGGGCTGCCGGAGGTGGCAAGGCTCAAATCGTGGATGATGCCGGAGCCAGCGGGGGTAAGGCAATGAAACTGACCAAGGAAACAGGAAGAGCCCCCTGGTACCTTGAGCATGATGCTGGTAATGGTGCGGACCTGCTGGGTAAAGGTGGTCTTGTCAGTTGTCGTTTTAAACTCGATGGCGCGCTTACGGCTAATCAGTACGCACTGGCGCTGTACTGGCCGGTTTCTGCCCTGCCGCAAGGGGTTACTCTGGAAGGAAATGCCGGTCATAACCTGCTGGCATCGTTCTACGTACAGAGCGATGCCACAGACCTTAACGTGATGTATCACAAAGGAAACACGGCGCAGAACACGAAGCTGGGGTCATTCGGCGCATTTAATAACGAATGGCATACGCTGGGCTTCCGTTTTGCCGGTAACAACAGTATTGAGGTGACACCGGTCATTGATGGTAAGGACGGGACACCATTCATGCTGTCGCAGTCTCCGGTCGGCACGTTTACGGCAGACAAGTTGCGCGTGACCGATATCACTAAAAATGCGACTTACCCGGTACTGATTGACAGTATCGTGGTGGAAGTGAATAACGCGTAAGCAGGATAAAAAAATGCCGCCGGTAAGGGAAAACAAGAAACCGGCGGCAAAAAGATCGTTATATCCAAAGCAAAAAATGCAGTGCACCTTTTTACCTAACAGATATTACCGGTGTCAACACCATGTCAATAATTGGGAGGGATAATGACATTTTTACAGCTTATTTTATTGTATTTCTGCACGGCAGTATGTGCGTTATATCTGGTGAGTGGTGGTTATAAGGCCATCAGAAATTATGTTCGCCGCAAAATTGAGGACGCAGCAGCTGAAAAACTCAGTAAAACAGCGCAGGTAACTCCGCTCCCAAAAGACCCGACCCAGCCCTGATTGCAGGGCTTTATTCCCGCATAAGGAGGATATACATGCCAGAAATTAAAGGCACCGTCACTGAAGACCTGGTAAAACAGGCACTGTATTCCGGTGAAGTAAATAAGTTGCTGAAAGCGCAGGTCCGCAAGGATTTTGAGGCACAAATCGACACTTACGTTGATGAAGTGCTGGCAAAACTTATTGGGCCAGCAGTTGCGGCCAGTGATGCTGATAATGAGCCGAAAACCGACGCGCAGCCAGAGCAACCAGACCCGGCTCAGCCCGGAACTGACAGTACCATGATGTAACAATACAAACCGGTGGTGTCCTCTGCCGGTTTGACACTAATGAAAACATCTTTGCCGCTATCCAGCCATATGTAATCGCTGGATAGTATTTCGTATTCAGAAATATAGCTGCTTATGGAGCAGTCAATCCTGCTTCCCCATCCGGGCAGGCAAATGAACCGGTATCATTAGTCCGATTCACGCTTTTGTAGAATCGTTCCCAGAATGCTATACAGCTCATTAGCCTGTTGCTCCATCATTGAGACGGAGGCTATACGGTGCAAAGTGATTTCAGGAGGTGGCACACCTCCATCTTCTTGCTGTGGAGGAAAAACATAAGATTTAATAAAAAAGTTGAAGCATATGAACTCTCCCGCACTCGAACTGTATTTGCAGGCATCTGAATAATCGGAAAAATAATCATTATAGATTTCCGCATTTTCAATCATTTTTCGATTTCTCGTCGTTACATGATTGTCCATAGCAGCCTCTTACGCTGGCAATTAACCAATTGACTTCTATAAATTAGTTGATTTGTTTGCTTTGCGGTATTCAAATGTACAATCATTCAGCACTTATGCGTTACAGCACCGTTTAAAATTAGTGATCAAACTCATAAATTTTCGCTAATGACATTTCGTGTTATTTGTTGTATCAATTAAATAAATCAAATCGATCGTTTTTGTCGATCGATTGAGTGATAAAGATATCAACAACAAAGCAGGAGGTTATGCGGCCATGTATCGAAACATACGGTGCCGACATTGTAACAAGCTACTGGCACGAGCCAGCTTCAGTTATCTGGAAGTTAAATGTCCGCGCTGTAAAACCCTCAATCAAATCACATCTCAGAGTGCCACAGAGCACCCCACATACACAAGGAAATCCTGTCGTGGGGAACAGAAAGCAAGTTACATCCCGTATCATCAGCACGCCTGAACTTATTCACTATAACGACAATATCGTCGGTTATGGCTCCCGTGAGTTACGGGTTGAGACAATAAGTTGCTGGCTGGCCCGGCTGGTCGTCGTCAATAAACATTACAGCCATCGTTTCGTAAATAATTCCTACCTTCATCTGGGCATATTTTCAGAACGGGAGCTGGTTGGCGTAATGCAATGGGGTTATGCCCTTAATCCAAACAATGGTGCACGCGTCGTAACTGGCACGCAGAACCGCGAATATATGGAGCTTAACCGGTTATGGCTGCATGACTGTATGCCGAGAAACTCCGAATCAAGGGCAATCAGTTACGCGCTCAAACTAATCAGACAACTTTATCCGCAGGTGCAGTGGGTTCAGTCGTTTGCAGATGAGCGTTGTGGCTGTCTTGGTGTCGTGTACCAGGCAAGCAATTTTGATTATGTAGGCAGTCATGAAACAACATTCTATGAACTTGATGGCGAGTGGTATCACGAGATTTGCAAGAATGCAATCAAACGAGGAGGACAGCGAGGTGAACATCTGCGGGCTAATATCGACAGAGCCAGTGTTCATAAATTCCGTCAGTTTCGTTACATCCGGTTTCTGGACAAGAGAGCCAGAAAACGCCTTAACACAAAGCTATTCAAAGTCCAGCCTTACCCAAAACCACAAACAGTTAAAACTGGTTTGAAAGAGAGTGAATGAACGCTTAAAAACTCATTCTAAAACTCAAAAGAAAAGCGCCGATTTAGTATCAAATAAGTTGCGTATCGGCGTTTTTCAGCGGTATCAAATGAAATGCAAATCGGTATCAAAAAAATCGCCGCGCTATAAGAAAACAAAGTGATGAGCGGCTAAAACTGGAGATTAAGGTGGCACATATCCGCACTCGCGAAACATATGGAACCCGGCGGCTCCAGACGGAGCTGGCAGAGAATGGCATCATCGTTGGTCGTGACCGACTGGCACGTCTTCGTAAGGAGCTAAGGCTACGCTGTAAGCAGAAACGCAAGTTCAGAGCGACTACGAACTCGAACCACAATCTGCCAGTTGCGCCAAATCTGCTGAACCAGACGTTCGCTCCTACAGCACCAAATCAGGTCTGGGTGGCGGACCTGACGTATGTTGCCACACAGGAGGGATGGTTGTACCTCGCTGGCATCAAAGATGTTTATACGTGCGAAATTGTCGGCTACGCCATGGGAGAGCGCATGACAAAAGAGCTGACAGGTAAAGCCCTGTTTATGGCGCTCAGGAGCCAGCGCCCACCTGCCGGGCTAATCCACCACTCTGATCGAGGTTCACAGTACTGCGCATACGATTACCGGGTCATACAGGAGCAGTCTGGTCTGAAAACATCAATGTCGCGTAAAGGTAACTGTTACGACAACGCTCCGATGGAAAGCTTCTGGGGAACGCTGAAAAATGAGAGCCTGAGCCACTATCGTTTTAATAACCGGGATGAAGCCATCTCAGTAATACGGGAATACATTGAGATTTTCTACAATCGTCAGCGTCGTCACTCTCGTCTGGGGAATATCTCCCCGGCAGCCTTCAGGGAAAAATATCATCAGATGGCTGCTTAAAAAAAGAACAAATGGTAGTGTCCGCTATTGCCAGTACACCTCAGAAGCGCTACGCGATAAGCAGGCGTTACTTGAAGCCTCAGAAAAGCGCATAGCAGAACTGGAGGCACAGACAGTTACCGTTAAAGAGGTTGGAGATGCTTGATAGTTTTGCGCTCGTTGCACTGGTTGGCATTGTAGCGTTGATTTGGGTGACATCCGGGAATCGGAGGCATAAGTGAACGACAAAGAACTGATTAAAGAAATCAAAGAGCGTATCAGCAGTTTGGATGTGCGAGACAATGTTGAACGCCGTGCTTATGAAATTGCTCTGGCATCGCTGACAGCAGAGCCGGTGGCGTGGAAGGTAACCTTCACGCAAATTGACCGTGAATATAACACGTTCACTGGTATGTATTCTGACAAAGCAGAAGTCGAACGGTGGGTGCGGCTGCATAAAGCATGTAATTTTCGGGCAGATATAACACCGCTTTATACCGCCCAGCCAGTGCCGGTAACTCCGGATGCCTGGATAAGCTGTAGTGAGCGAATGCCAGAAATGGGAGAGCGACAATGCTATGTGTTAGCAGCTGACTTTAAAAACAACTACCCACCAAACATCCCCAACACTCAGGTCGGCGTATATGGCGACTGGTTTAATGATGGCAATCCCACTTGGGATGACGGTGATGGCGAAGACCTGTATCTCAAAGAGGTAACCCACTGGATGCAGCTACCAGAACCGCCGCAGGAGGTTAACCGTGGCTAACCTGCAACTTGCCGTCAAAGGTGAATAACAATCCTCGCACTCGCGGGGATTTCTTTTATACGATATAGGGGAAAAGGTGTGGTTAACAATATTGCAAATCACTCTTCGTTTCCGGCTGTAACAATCGACAGCCAGATGCTGTTGAAAATGGTCAATGAAGCTCGCAAGTTATATGGAGAGCCATCAGTACGTAACAACAAATTCATCGAGAAAATTGAGGATGAATTGGAAGGCGAGACCTACACAAAAAGTGTAGGTCGGAAAAACGGGGCTGACATTGATGTTATCTCCATGACTATCAAGCAGGCGCTTCGTGTTGCTGCTCGCGAATCTAAAGCAGTTCGCCGAACACTTGTAGACAAACTTGAAAGTATGCAGGAAGCGCACATTAAAAGCGGTAAATCAGCGAGTGGACTTGTTGAGTATCGTCAAGCGCGAACACTGAAAATGACGGTTGAAGCTGTTACCAATCTGTTCGATTTGATGCCAAATCTTGCGCCGGAAGCAAAGCAGACTGCTGCGGCAAGCATAATCAACCCGCTCGTTGGTTTTAATGCAATACCTCTTCCGGCAATAGAAGAGCATTACTACTCAGCAGGGGAGGTCGCAGAGCAGCTCGGAGTAACGGCAAACAAGATTGGTCGCATTGCTAACGCAAACAACCTCAAAACTGAGCAGTACGGGAAGTTCTTCCTGGATAAATCTGCGCATTCCAGCAAGCAGGTTGAAACATTTCGGTACAACGAGGCTGGAGTGCACAAAATAGAGGAACTCATCGAAGGAGAGCGAAAGGCTGCATGATTTTGACAAGATAGTTTTCCCCAAATGTGGGGAAAAGCCCGAATGGCGCGGCTTACAGCAAGATAAGGCCTACATGATTTGACAACACCGCATTAACGGGGCTATATTCCGCTTCATGGTGCTGAACACACCTTGCAAAGCGGAAACCGCACCCGTCAGTCATGCGGATTTTTTATGTCCATTTTTCAGATATGGTCGGGTAGCGCGTATACCGAAAAACAGCCGAAAGGTTAAGGATACGGGCCGACTTTGCACGGTGTTCAAGTACCTGACCGCCCTGCTGAACACAGGGCTATCTGAACAAATGCAAAGGACATAAAAATGGCCAGTCAACTCATCCCCGTATTCAACGGCACTATATCCAACGAAACAACTCTTCTCGTTAATGCCCGTGATTTACACGAATTTTTGGAAGTACGTCGTGACTTCTCTACATGGATTAAAAATCGCATAACAGAATACGGCTTTGCCGTTGATGTCGATTACATTTTGGTTCACCAAAACAGGGGGATCAAAGGACGTGGAGGCGATCGCCGTAGCAAAGACTATCACCTCACCCTCGATACAGCCAAAGAAACGGCGATGGTCGAGCGTAACGAAAAAGGCCGCCAGATACGCCGATACTTCATCGAGTGCGAAAAGAAACTTCGCAGCATGCAACCAGCGCAGCAATTCACAGACGAAGAAATCATCCTCCTTTGCTATATGCAGGTACAGATGGAGAATGCGCAGGACATCTGCAAACGTCTGTACCCGATATTGAAGGAACTGAACTCATCATACACGAGCAAGCTGTATGACATCGCGTTTGAAACTTTTTACACGGTGACGAAAAACAGAGATGTACTGCTAAGGGAGGCGACACGACTTGACCAAGCAAGCGCCCTTTTCGAACGGGCAAAACCAATGCTGAAAAGCCTTCGGGCGAGACAATTCGAATTTTAATCATCAAAGGAGCTTCGGCTCCTTTTTTGTTGGAGAAAATAAACCAATACTCGCTCCCTTGCGAGTAATTGCGGAGACTTTGCGATGTACTTGACACTTCAGGAGTGGAACGCACGCCAGCGACGCCCAAGGAGCCTTGAAACAGTTCGTCGATGGGTACGCGAGTGCAGGATATTCCCTCCTCCGGTTAAGGATGGAAGAGAGTATTTGTTCCACGAATCAGCGGTAAAGGTTGACTTAAATCGACCAGTAACAGGTAGCCTTTTGAAGAGGATCAGAAATGGGAAGAAGGCGAAGTCATGAGCGCCGGGATTTACCCCCTAACCTTTATATAAGAAACAATGGATATTACTGCTACAGGGACCCAAGGACGGGTAAAGAGTTTGGATTAGGCCGAGACAGGCGAATCGCAATCACTGAAGCTATACAGGCCAACATTGAGTTATTTTCAGGACACAAACACAAGCCTCTGACAGCGAGAATCAACAGTGATAATTCTGTTACGTTACATTCATGGCTTGATCGCTACGAAAAAATCCTCGCCAGCAGAGGAATCAAGCAGAAGACACTCATAAATTACATGAGCAAAATTAAAGCAATAAGGAGGGGGCTGCCTGATGCTCCACTTGAAGACATCACCACAAAAGAAATTGCGGCAATGCTCAATGGATACATAGACGAGGGCAAGGCGGCATCAGCCAAGTTAATCAGATCAACACTGAGCGATGCATTCCGAGAGGCAATAGCTGAAGGCCATATAACAACAAAACCGGTCGCTGCCACTCGCGCAGCAAAATCAGAGGTAAGGAGATCAAGACTTACGGCTGACGAATACCTGAAAATTTATCAAACAGCAGAATCATCACCATGTTGGCTCAGACTTGCAATGGAACTGGCTGTTGTTACCGGGCAACGAGTTGGTGATTTATGCGAAATGAAGTGGTCTGATATCGTAGATGGATATCTTTATGTCGAGCAAAGCAAAACAGGCGTAAAAATTGCCATCCCTACAACATTGCATGTTGATGCTCTCGGGATATCAATGAAGGAAACACTTGATAAATGCAAAGAGATTCTTGGCGGAGAAACCATAATTGCATCTACTCGTCGTGAACCGCTTTCATCCGGCACAGTATCAAGGTATTTTATGCGCGCACGAAAAGCATCAGGTCTTTCCTTCGAAGGGGATCCACCTACCTTTCACGAGTTGCGCAGTTTGTCTGCAAGACTCTATGAGAAGCAGATAAGCGATAAGTTTGCTCAACATCTTCTCGGGCACAAGTCGGACACCATGGCATCACAGTATCGTGATGACAGAGGCAGGGAGTGGGACAAAATTGAAATCAAATAATGATTTTATTTTGACTGATAATGACCTGTTCGTTGCAACAAATTGATAAGCGATGCTTTTTTATAATGCCAACTTAGTATAAAAAAGCAGGCTTCAACGGATTCATTTTTCTATTTCATAGCCCGGAGCAACCTGTGAACACATTTTCAGTTTCCCGTCTGGCGCTGGCATTGGCTTTTGGCGTGACGCTGACCGCCTGTAGCTCAACCCCGCCCGATCAACGTCCTTCTGATCAAACCGCGCCTGGTACCTCTTCTCGCCCGATTCTGTCGGCAAAAGAAGCGCAGAATTTCGATGCTCAACACTATTTTGCATCCCTGACACCAGGTGCTGCAGCGTGGAATCCTTCCCCGATTACCCTGCCTGCGCAACCTGACTTTGTTGTCGGCCCGGCGGGCACTCAAGGTGTAACGCATACCACGATTCAGGCGGCGGTAGATGCGGCAATTATCAAGCGTACCAACAAGCGCCAGTATATTGCCGTGATGCCTGGTGAGTATCAGGGAACGGTATATGTCCCTGCCGCTCCGGGTGGAATTACTCTGTACGGTACAGGTGAAAAACCGATTGATGTGAAGATTGGGCTTTCCCTTGATGGTGGCATGAGCCCTGCCGACTGGCGTCACGACGTCAACCCGCGCGGCAAATATATGCCAGGTAAACCAGCGTGGTATATGTACGATAGCTGCCAGAGCAAACGCAGCGACAGTATCGGTGTTCTCTGCTCTGCGGTCTTCTGGTCACAAAACAATGGCCTGCAACTGCAAAATCTGACCATCGAAAACACGCTGGGCGATAGCGTAGATGCAGGTAACCATCCGGCGGTGGCACTGCGTACTGATGGTGACCAGGTACAGATTAACAACGTTAACATTCTCGGTCGTCAGAACACCTTCTTTGTCACCAACAGCGGTGTGCAGAACCGTCTGGAAACGAATCGTCAGCCGCGTACGCTGGTGACCAACAGCTACATTGAAGGGGATGTGGATATCGTTTCTGGTCGCGGCGCAGTGGTGTTCGATAACACCGAATTCCGCGTGGTGAACTCACGTACTCAGCAAGAAGCGTATGTGTTTGCACCGGCTACGCTGTCCAACATGTACTACGGTTTCCTCGCCGTAAACAGCCGTTTCAATGCTTTCGGTGATGGTGTGGCGCAACTGGGCCGCTCGCTGGATGTTGATGCCAATACCAACGGTCAGGTGGTGATCCGTGATAGCGCCATCAACGAAGGTTTTAACACGGCTAAACCGTGGGCCGATGCGGTGATCTCTAATCGTCCGTTTGCGGGTAATACCGGCAGCGTAGATGATAACGACGAAATACAGCGCAATCTGAATGACACTAACTACAACCGCATGTGGGAATACAATAACCGCGGCGTGGGTAGTAAAGTGGTTGCAGAGGCGAAGAAGTAAGAGCAATTAACTATTTGCCGGATGCGGCGTAAACGCCTTATCCGGCCTACGGTTCGATGCGATTTGTAGGTCGGATAAGATGCGCAAGCATCGCATCCGACAATAAGTGCCGGATGCTGCGTAAATGCCTTATCTGGCCTACAGATTCGATGCGATTCGTAGGTCGGATAAGATGCGCAAGCATCGCATCCGACAATAAGTGCCGAATGCGACCTACATTCACATGGCGCTTTTTACATCTGACGGTTTTTATTGAAGTTAATCAAACTACCCGCCTTGATAATCTCGCGCTCTTCAGCAGTCAGACTTTCCATATAGAGCGTAATTTCCGTTACCGGCGCATCTTCATGGATCACATAACCTTTAAACGTCGTACCCGGATTATCCAGCGCCGCTTTAATGCCAGGGATGTAAATGTAATCCCCCACTTCAAAGGTTGGCACTTCCGCCATCTGCAGAGGTAACATCCCCCAGTTGATGACGTTAGAACGGTAGCGTTTAGTCGCGTACTCCTCGGCAATATTCGCCAGACCGCCAATCACACGCTGGCAGCTCGCCGCCTGTTCACGCGCAGAACCATCGCCTGGTTTCACCGCATAGACCATGCTGCCAATTTCAGTTTGCAGCGGATCAATATGCTCCTGACCAGCAATCTGCTTAATGCGCGCAAACACCTCTGTCAGCTCGCTGACATTCCCCGCCAGACGCTGATTTTCCAGCTCAGCAGTCGCTTTACTTCTGCCAACATAACCGGGATCACGGCGAGACAGGGTAAACTCCGCCAGACCAATCGGATTTGAACGATAAGAAGAGGTTTCACCGGAAGGAATCAGTTCGTCGGTGGTGGTCACTTCGTCGAGGATCTTCGAGCACACTTTCAGGACGATATTGTCAGTCAGCGCACCCAATTCCGGCCAGTCTTTAATGTTCGGCCCGTAAATCAGCGGTTGCTGAGTTGCCCCTTTCACAAAGCCCTGATAAACACGGTTTTTATACGGCGTTACATCGAAGGCGTACTCCGGCACGTTGTCCCAGCAATCAAGTTCGCTGGCAGAGGTTAAATAGCCACCGTTTGCCGCAGTCGCAGCGATAGAACGAGCGTCCATCAACGCCACCGCTGACATCTGCCCATTAGCTGGCTTAGAGCCTTCGCGGTTCGGGAAGTTACGCGTGGTGTGGCGAATACTCAAACCGTTGTTGATTGGCGTATCGCCCGCGCCAAAGCATGGGCCGCAGAACGCGGTTCTGATGATTGCGCCTGCGCCAATCAAATCTGCTACCACACCTTTTTTGGCGAGATCCATAAACACCGGCTGTGATGACGGGTAAACTGCCAGCGAGAAGGTGTCATTGCCACAGGATTGACCGCGCAGTGCATTCGCCGCCGCGATGACGTTTTCGTAGTTACCGCCAGAACAGCCCGCGATAATCCCCTGCTGCACTTTCAGGCGACCATTTTCCACTTTATCCAGCAGCGAGAGTTTGGCTTTACCGTGCGCCACGCGTTCGGACTCAATTTCAATCTCACGCAGAATGTCGGTCAGGTTCTGGTTCAGTGTGTCGATTTCATACACGTTGCTCGGGTGGAACGGCAGCGCAATCATTGGTTTGATGGCGCTTAAATCAACGCTGATGCAGCCATCGTAGTACGCCATCGGTTGAGGGTTAAGCTGGCAGTAATCCTGGCCGCGACCGTGCAGCGCCAGCCAGTTATGCACTTCTTCATCAGTTTGCCAGACGGAGCTTAAACAGGTGGTTTCCGTGGTCATCACGTCAACGCTGTTACGGAAATCGGTAGAGAGCGCGCTAACGCCCGGTCCAACGAACTCCATGACTTTGTTTTTGACGTAACCGTTTTTGAACACCGCGCCAATGATAGCCAGCGCCACATCCTGTGGCCCCACATACGGCGCAGGTTTTCCGGTCAGATGCACCGCAACCACGCCCGGATAGTCGATATCCCAGGTGTCATTAAGCAGCTGTTTTACCAACTCACCGCCACCCTCACCGACTGCCATTGTCCCTAATGCACCGTAACGGGTGTGGCTGTCTGACCCGAGGATCATTTTGCCCCCGCCTGCCATCATCTCACGCATATATTGATGGATGACCGCAATATGCGGAGGCACAAAAATACCGCCATAACGCTGAGCTGCCGATAAACCAAAAACATGGTCATCACCGTTAATGGTGCCGCCGACGGCGCAGAGTGAGTTATGGCAGTTGGTCAGCACATACGGCAGCGGGAAACGTTCCATTCCGGACGCTTTAGCGGTCTGTACAATACCAACAAAGGTAATATCGTGAGAGGCTAATGAATCAAACTTAATTTTAAGTTTATCCATATTTCCGGACGTATTATGAGAAGAGAGAATAGACCAGGCAATAGTGCCTTTTTTGGGTGATGCTGCCAACTTACTGATTTAGTGTATGATGGTGTTTTTGAGGTGCTCCAGTGGCTTCTGTTTCTATCAGCT